TTCTTATCAAGTTCCTGAAATAAAAGAGGTACACAATAAGGATTGGGTGTCTTTTGGTAATAATAATGATTACTTTGACAATTTAATAGAAAGGTATCTTGACTCTCCAACTAATGGAAGATGTGTAAACGGTATTGTTGATATGATTTATGGTAGAGGTTTAGAATCTACTAATTCTGATACATTTCCAGAAGACTATGTTAGAATGAAGAAACTTCTTAGACCAAGAGAGGTTAAGAGACTTGTTAACGATTATAAGTTATTAGGTCAAGGGGCTATGCAACTTACTTACAACAAAGCGAAAACAAAGATATTAAAAGTATCTCATTTCCCTATGGAGACTTTAAGAGCTGAAAAGGCTTCTAATGGTAAAGTTAAAGCTTATTACTATCATCCATCATGGAAGGACTTTAAAAACTCAGATAAACCTAAAAGAATACCTACTTTTAGCAATGGAACTAAATCACAGGTAAACGAGCTTTATGTATTTAAGCCTTATAGAAGTGGTTTTTATTATTATGCTACTGTTGATTATCAAGCTTGTTTACAATATGCTGAATTAGAATCTGAGGTTTCTAACTATCATATCTCAAATATACAGAATGGTTTACAACCAAGTTTATTCGTAAACTTTAATAATGGTATTCCAAATGCAGAAACGCAACAAGTTATAGAAAGTAAGATAAACAGTAAATTTTCAGGTAGCTCAAATAGTGGTAAGGCAATTATTGCATTTAACGAGTCTGCTGAAACAAAAGCAGATATAGAAGCTATTCACTTACCAGATGCTCACGCTCAATATCAATTCTTATCTGATGAAGCAAGAGAGAAGATAATGTTAGGGCATGGTATTGTATCTCCAATTCTATTAGGTATTAAAGATAATACAGGATTTGGTAACAATGCAGAGGAATTACGTACTGCATCTGTATTAATGGATAACGTTATTATCAGACCATTACAAGATGGAGTTATTTATGGCTTAACAGAGATACTTGAATTTAATAAGATCTATCAAGATTTATACTTTATAACACTACAACCTATTGAGTTTACAGAGTTAGATAATATAGAAACAAAGATTAGAAAAGAAGAGGAAACTGGAGAGAAGTTATCTACTGAAGAACCAAACGGAGACTTTTCTGATGAAGAGGGTGAAGACTTGTATTCTCAATTAGAGGGCTTAGGAGAGGTTTTAAGCGATGATTGGGAGTTAATCCATAGTGAAGTATACGAAGAGGAGAAAGAATCCGTTAAAATGGCTGAAATCAAGTATTCTGATAAATCATCTAAAGAAGATGATGCTATCTATAAAGTTAGGTATGCTTATTCTCCTGTTAGAAATTCTGCTGATAGTAGATCTTTCTGCAAGAAAATGGAGTCTTTAACAAGTAGTAAGGTTGTCTTTAGAAAAGAAGATATTAACATGATGTCTTTTAGAGGTGTTAACAATGAGTTAGGACATAATAAGCAAAACTATAGCCTTTTAAAATTTAAAGGAGGAAAAAACTGTCACCATTTCTGGTCATTACAAGTCTATAAGAAATCAAGTGGTAAAAAGGTTAATTCTGAGGAAGCTTACAATAAAGGACTTAAAGAACCTGTTAATCCTGCTGAAATGGGAGAGTCAATGGTGAGTAGAGGAGATAAAGGGGCATATCCAGGTGTGTTAAGTAAAATCAGAAAAATATTAGGTCAGTAATGAAAGCACTATTTATAACAATACAAGATTTAAAAGCTAATTCAATTATTAGTGGCAATACAGATGCTGATAAATTAATTCACTTTGTAGAGGTTGCTCAGGACATGCATATCCAAAACTATTTAGGTGGTAAGCTTTATGATAAGCTTCAGCAATTAGTATTATCTGGTGATATAGATTTAGTTGCTAATGCTGATTATAAATCTCTTAGAGATGATTATATTAAACCCATGTTAATTTGGTTTACTCAGTCAGAATATTTCCCTTTCTCTATGTTCAAAGTGGATAATGGAGGTGTATCTAAGCATAGAGGAGAGGAATCTGATGTGGTTAATTTTAGTGATATTGATCGAATGACGAGTAAGATAACTGATAGAGCTGAATTTTATACAAGAAGGTTCTTGGATTATATTACTTTTAATAGCTCTAAATTTCCAGAATATACAAATAATCAGAATGGAGACATGTACCCTGATAAAGATGCAGATGAATTTTCAAGCTGGGTTTTATAATGGGGGGTAAAAAAAAGACATATAAGACAAAAGAGGTTAACATAATAAAGCTATCTGCTTTTTACGATCAAGTAAGAAAAGAAATTAAAAAAGATAAAAATGGCAAACGAAATTTACGATAGTACTTGGTGGGGAAACACAATTGATACTGCATCTTCAATAGGTACATCTACTGAAATGATACAAGGTCAATTCAATATGAATGACAGACAAGAAGTAGAAGCAGTTAAATGTTTAGCAGATGCAATACATACAATAGGATTAAAAAACATATAAAACAAAGATAATGGCAAAACCAAAATTAGCACTCATACCAGCAACGCAAGGCAATAAGTTGTATTCCGTATTACCAGCAGATGGTGTAGGGGATTTCACTTTTTCACGTAGTGGTTTAGCTACAAGAATAAATAAAGACGGACTAATTGAAACAGTTGCAAGTGGTGTTTCAAGATTAAACTATCCTTTAATTGATGGTGTTGTAAATGGTTGTCCAAGTCATTTATTAGAGCCAGTTAAACAAAATGTATTACAAAGAAGCGAAGAGTTTGATAATTCTTATTGGATAAATAATGGGTGTTCTATAAATGCTAACCAAACTATTTCGCCAAGTGGAGAATTAAACGCAGATTTATTAACTGGTGTTAGTGGTGGTTTTGGAGTTGTTTTGTTTAGTACTTGGACTGCAACAAATAAGGTAGCAAGTTGTTTTGCAAAAAAAGGAAGTACAGATTTATTTAGGATTACAAATGGTTCAAACGGTAATTTTTCTGAATTTAATTTGACAAACGGAACGGTATCACAAAATACAACTGGCTTTGTTGGAGAGATTGAAAACTACGGGAATGGATGGTATCGTTGCATAGCTATTGACACTTTAGAAAGAAGTGGTACATTTTCTTTAAATGTTACTGCTGCAAGTGAAAGCGTTTATATTTGGGGTTCTCAATTAGAATCTGACTATTTAACAAGCTATATACCTACTACAACATCAGCAGTTACTCGTTCAGCTGAAACTGCTAACGGTGCTGGAGATGCTTCTACGTTTAATGATTCAGAGGGTGTTTTGATGGCGGAGATAAGTGCTTTGGCTGATATAGGTTCTTTTGAAAATATATCTTTGAGTAATGGAAGTAGTGCTTCGAGAGTGTTTTTGTTTTATAGAAACTCATTAAATTTAATGGAATTTAGAGTTACTGTAAATAATTCTATTCAGATGGTATTTCAGCATACTATTGCTGATGCGAAAACTTCTAATAAGTTTGCAATAAAGTACAAAGAAAATGATTTTGCAATATGGATTAACGGGATAGAAGTATATACAAATCCTAATGGAATTACTTTTGGTTCATTTCCTTTAACTAATTTAAGTCTTGATAATGGACAAGTTTCAGCACCAACATCTCCTTTCTACGGCTCAACAAAACAAATACAATACTTCGATTCAGCATTAAACGATTCAGATTTAGAAACATTAACGTCTTGGGTATCTTTTACAGATATGGCTAACGGACAATTATACACAATAGAATAAATATGAGCAATACACTTAAATTTGGCAACGGACAATGGGGAACAAAAGTTGGTTCTGCCCTTGCGTATAATGATTTGGATGGTAATTTCAAACCTTTGCCTTTCGATTTTACAAGAAGTACATCAGCAACAAGAATAAACAAAGACGGTTTAATCGAGGTTGTAACAAATAATAAACCAAGAATTGACTTTAGTAATGATGCTAAAGGTGCTTTATTGTTAGAGCCAACGAGGAGTAATATTTTGCCTTATAGTGAAGATTTTAGTAACGCAGCTTGGGGGCATCAAAATGTAACTATAAATTCAAATCAAATTATTGCTCCAGATGGAACATTAACTGCTGATAAAATAATAGATAATTCTACAAATAGTGCTCATAGAATAACAGATGGAAATACCACATCAAGTAGTGGAAGTTTTACTTACTCTATTTTCTTAAAAAAGGGAACTTTAACAACTGCTCAAATTCAAGTTTTTAATTCTGGAACTGCATCAAGTGCTAATGTTGATTTAGTTAATGGAACTATAACAAGTGATGGAGCTGGAGTAGACCATAAAATTGAAAATTATGGAAATGATTGGTTTAAGTGTTCAATTTCTGGAACTTTAAGTAATACCGCTACTACCGTTTACTTATATCTTAAACAAAAACCAAGTTATATAGGTAATGAAGATTATTTATATGCTTGGGGAGCACAATTAGAACAAGGAAGCTACGCTACTTCTTACATACCAACGCAAGGGAGTGCAGTAACGAGGGTAGCTGATGCTTGTAATAATGGAAACTTAAATGTTGATTATAGTGGAGATTATACATTGTATTTAGAACACGAAACATTAAGTTTAACTGAATATAATCAATTTCAATTTAGACAAGAAACATCAATATCTTACATTTTTAGAGTTGGTAATTCACTAAATATTGGAACTAACCTTTACACTGCTGCAAACACTATTGGATTTAACAAATTTGCTTTATCAGTAGGTTCTGATGGCTCTTATAGTTTTTATAAAAATGGTTCCTTACTTTCAAGTGGAAGTGGTTTAAACGCTAATTTAGAAACAATAAAAAACGATGCTCTTGGAATGAGTATTAAAGATATTAAACTTTACAACACAAGATTATCAAACGCTGAATTACAAGCATTAACAAGCAACTAATCACTAATAGTTATAACCATAAAAGTAACAAATACACACATTAAACCAACAAGAGTAAAATATAAAATTATGAAAATCGGAAAATATAGTTTTGATAGTAGAGAACAAGCACAAACAAAGATTGATGCTTTAGGTACTGCAACGGATGAAGATGGAAACGAATATCCAACTCACAAACACACAATCGTGCATTTAGGAAATATTGTTTTAGAACAAGCAGTAATTGACGAAGATGGAGAAATAGAAACAGAAGCAGTCTTATCAGAAGATTGGCACGTAGATGTTCTATGGTCTAATTTAGAAGCTGATGAAGATGGTACTATTGATCATCCATATGGTTGGAAGTCTAAAAGTGTTAATATTGATGGAGATGGTGTACACGCTTTCTTTGGATTGAGTTACGATTCTTTAAAATTCTAACGTTGGATATGCAAGATATAAAAATAGGAGCAATTAATCTACTAACGTTTACAGTTAGCTTTTCAAACGTTGAACAATGGCTAAAAATAGCTTTATTAGTTGTTTCTATTGCATATACTGTATTGAAAATATTTAAGATGAGTAATAAGGATAAAGATAATGAGCAAATACTTTAAGAATATAGAAGAGAACATGGATCTTCATTTCCTTGACAAATTAGATGAAGCAAGGGAATATGCAGGAATACCATTTATTATAAATTCAGCTTATAGAAGTCCATCACATCCAGAGAGTATTAAAAACCCCACTTCAAGCCATATTAAAGGCTTAGCAGTAGATATAAAAGCAAAGGATAGTAGACAACGTTTTTTAATATTAGATGCCTTAATGGTGGTAGGATTTAACCGTATAGGTATTGCTGGTACATTTATTCATGTTGATTTAGATTTAGATAAATCACAGAATGTAATATGGACTTATTAAAAGATTTATTACATTTTTCAATGTTTTTATTTGGTGCAACAATAAGAATAGATAGTATTAACTATCCTAATATACTAATGTTAATTAACAGAGTAATTATTACAATATTTTTAATGATATGGATATAAATTTAATTTTATTAATGCCAGATGCAATGATATTAGGGTGGCAGTATCATAAACCAGAGAAAGGTTTTGAGTTTTCAGAAGTGAATCTATTTTTATTCTTTGGACAAATACAAATACGTTGGTAAACTCATCTGTTT